CTATATATAAAAATGCCGCTGTTTTAACTTCTAACCTGCATACGTATTGTTGTGGCTTTATTGATTGTTATATTCATGATATAGGAACCTGTTATTGTGATGCACAATATTGTACACAATGCTTCTATAAGGATTGTGTCTTTGTTAATATAGCAGCAGAAAGACAATCTGGAACTGGTGGCTATAGTGCTCAAATAACACCAATGGATATAGAAGATGAAGCTCAAACATGTACTAATTTAGTATTTAAAAACTGTGAAAATGTAATAGGAAGAAGTGCTTTCTTATTACAAAATGGTTTAAATATTGGAATGGATAACCTTAAAGGGTGGGCCATAATTAATGAAAAACAACTAGGTGGTTACGTAATAAATAGTGCTACATCCTCTGTATCAGAGGCTAAAATGTTTACATATGCACATAAATACAATAAACTAGATAACATTATGACAAATAAAGTTATTCATAGTGTAGGTTCTGACAGAGGTTGGGGTGGAGGATGTGTAAATAGAAGATGGTCCAGAATAGAGAACTCCACGTTAGGTAATGTAAGTGGAAATGCTTCTAGTACACTATACTACGATAATTGTAAAAAATATAATTAATATGAGTGAAAGAATAGATATTCAAAATTTAATCTACATTGATGGCAGTTTCTATAGAATAAAAACTGACAATGTACCTACTCCTAATAGTGATGCTTTAATGACTAGTGGAGCCCTGTATGAGGAGTTCCGTAGGTTTAACAATATCAGAGATTACGAAGTAGCAGGAGCTATAACATACCCAAAGACTGGCACTACTATACCCAATCAAAATTATACTAGTACCACTCTTATTCCCAACATTAAAGCTGTATATGATTTTGTTTTAGACTTTCTACAGACGAAGAATATATTAGATAGTAATGGCAATAAAGTATAACTTTTTAATGTGTCAATTATATACTTATTAATACTTTATTTATATTATTGTATCTTATATTAAAAGGTAGTATCTTTGCAAAGAAATTTATACAAATAATAGGAGAACATGGAAGGATTAAATTTAGATAATATACTAGATGAACAAGACTTTGACTTGTTCAGTACTGAAGAAACTACTCCTCAAAATAATGAGGAAGAAAAAACTGAAAATAAAACTACTGAGGTAAATCCTGAAGAACTATTTGAAGGAGAACCAGAGAGCGTAGGTAGTGAAGAGGATAATAAAGGTGAGGAAGAACTTCCCCCAGATAAGGGCAGCAGTACTTCTCCTGATTCAAATTTCTTCTCTTCCATTGCTGAAGCTCTTGCAGAAGAGGGGATTCTTCCCAACCTTAATGAAGAAACAGTTAAGAATATCAAGACTGCTGAGGACTGTAGGAAGGCTATAGATGACTACATTAAGTCTGAATTAGATGAACAGCAACAAAGAGTTGCTGAAGCCCTTAATAATAATGTTGAAGTAGATACAATCAGACAGTATGAAGGTATCATTAGTTACCTTAACAGTATCAGTGAAGACATGCTTAGAGCAGAGAATGAAGAAGGAGAAACCTTGAGAAAGAGACTTATGTTTCAAGACCGTATTAATAGGGGTTTTGATGCTAAGAGGGCTGAGAAGGAAGTTAATAGAGCATTATCTAATGGCACTGACATTGAAGATGCTCTAGATGCTTTAGATGGCTGCAAGGAATTCTACAAAAAGTCCTATGATGACCTTCTTGATGAAGCTAGAGAAGCTAGACAGAGAGAGGAAGATGATAGGAAACAACGTGCTGCTAAGCTAAAAGAAACTATTCTTAACGGTAAAACTGATGTATTTGAAGGGGTAGAATTAGACAAGACTACTAGACAAAAGGTCTATGATAATATTACAAAGCCTATCTACAGAGACCAAAAGACTGGTGAAGTCTATACTGCTATCCAGAAGTATGAATTAGACCATAGTGATGATTTTCTTCTTAAGTTGGGTGTTTTATTTACAGTTACTGATGGGTTCAAAACTATAGATAAACTAGTAGGTAAGGAAGTTAAGAAGAAGGTAAAACGAGGTCTAAAAGATTTGGAAAGTAGAATTAATAATACCTCTAGAGATAGCTTTGGCAATCTACAATATAGTTCAGGAGTTGGAGACCCTGAAGCTTATGTAGGCAAAGGTATAAAACTAGCGCTTTAATTTTAATTTTTTAAATAGATATTTTTATGGCAAATCTTTTAGGTAAATTTCAGACAAGGGAATTTACTACTTGGAAAGGCTTAACTAAGGATAATCACCTTGGTATGATTTTTGGTAGTGCCCCTCAAAAGGCTACTAACTTAATGGTTCAACTATTAGCCTATCAAAGAGGTAAGACCCTTGATACCTTATTAAACCAATTCCCTACTAAGGAATTTGAAAGTGATGATGAGTATACTTGGGATGTAGTAGGTAGCTCCAGAAGGAATATTCCTCTGCTAGAGGCTAGAGACGAGGATGGTCTAACTGTAAATCCTTCAGACTCTAACTATACTAAGACTATGGTAGGTGCAGGTACTGCTCCTTTCTATCTAGTATTTGCTGAGGATTGGTTTGCAGATGGTGAGTACATCGTAGGTAACCTTAATGAAGTATACCAATTCAGAATTCTTGGTGACCCAAGAATGGAAGGTACTAATGCTGTATATAAGGTAGAACTTGCAGGTGGCAATGTAGAAGGTGTTCCTGTTGAGAGACTTCTTGCAGGTGAAAGATTCTCTATTGAGGCTGCTTTCATTGAGGATGAAATGTCTAGAAAGGTCGGTGATATTAGATTCGCTGCTCCTGTTTCTATGAGAAATGAGTTCTCAACTATCAGAATTCAGCACAAGGTTCCAGGTAATAAGCTTAACAGAAAGCTCGCTGTTGGTGTTCCTGTTGTTAAGGATGGTCAGGTTACCACTATGAATATGTGGATGCACTGGGTAGACTGGGAAGTTGAATGCCAGTTCTCTGACTACAAGAACAATGCTTTAGCATTTGGTAGAAGCAATAGAAATGCTAACGGTGAATACATGAATATTGGTAAGTCTGGTAATATGATTAAGACTGGTGCTGGTCTATATGAACAGATGGAAGTTGCCAATACTATGTATTACAATGTATTTAGCTTGAAGCTTATCGAGGATGCCCTTTATGAACTTAGTGCAGCTAAGCTTTCTATGGGTGACCGCTACTTCCTAATTAAGACTGGTGAAAAGGGTGCTATTCAATTCCACAAGGCAGTACTTGATACTGTTAGTGGCTGGACTCAATTCACTCTAAATGGTGACCAACTTGGTATTGTACAAAAGACTTCTTCACCATTACATAGCAATGCTCTTGCTGCTGGCTTCCAGTTTGTAGAGTATCTTGGTCCTAATGGTGTTAGAGTTAAGGTGGATGTAGACCCATACTATGATGACCCAATCAGAAATAAGATTCAACATCCTCTTGGTGGTCCTGCATTCAGCTACAGATACGATATTATGGACATTGGTACTATGGACCAACCTAATATCTTCAAGTGCACCATTAAGGGTCAGCCTGAGTACAGAGGCTATCAGTGGGGTCCATTTAGAAACCCATTTACTGGTCAAACCAATAATCCTTATGCAAGCTTTGATGAGGATGCTGCTGTAATCCATAAGATGGCTAAGTTAGGTATCTGTGTACTAGATCCAACTAGAACCATGTCATTGATTCCTGCAGTGCTTGCGGCTTAATAAACAATAACCAATTATAAGTAGGGGGAGTAATTCCCCCTACTATTATAAATTTTTTAGGAGAAGATTATGCCAAGAAAGAAAGATAATTTGGAAGAGATACAATTAGATGAGAATGCTTTGAAAGAAGAGATTCCTATGCAAGTTCAAGAGCCACAGCCTATGCCTTTAATCAAAAAGAATCCAGTAGATAGTACTGGTCTTATTAATTGTTTAAGAAATGAGAAGGTTGTAGTTAAGCATATAGATAAACAAACTGGTATGGTGCATGACCCAAGGCATGTCCTCTATGGAGGCATGGCTGAGAATGCTAAGAAAACCTACACAGTTCCCTTGCTAAGGTCAGGTATTTTCTATGATGTTTTAACTAAGGATGAGAAAGACTATTTAGAATATGCATTAGGACTTGAACCAAATGCCTTGAGCATTTACAATAGAGAAAATAATTTTTGGAGTACAGCTAATGAGCGAGGCATTTCTAAAGTCATTCTTTATAAGCAGGATAACTATTTAGATTTATCTAACCCTGTAGATTACATAAAGTATAAAATTCTGCTAGCTAATAAAAATAACATAGCTCCTTCAATGGAGTATCTACAAGACAATCCTAAGGCTACTTATGAGTATGTAATTATCTCAGAAGGTGATACTAGCAAGGCAGCTAAATCTAACATGTCTGCAAAGATGCAGTGTTACAAGGAGTTTGGTAAGGTTGAAGATGATGCTGATATACTCAGACTAATCATTGAAACTATTGATGGTAGACCTCTATCTTCTAATACAAAGTTAGAAATCCTGCAGACTAAGATTAATGATTTAATTCAGTCTAATAGTAAGCTATTCCTTAAGGTAATAAAAGATAGATTACTTCCTACTAAGGTATTAATAAAGAAGGCCATAGAAGCTGGTATTATTTCTAAGAGAGGTAATTACCTATATATGAGGAAGGATGGTACTCCATTATGTAATGATGACCAAGAACCTACTTTAAATATCGCTGCAATGTATCTTAATGAGCCTAAACATCAGGAACTTAAGTTTAGCATTGAGGCCCAACTAAAAGAATAACATGACAAGTACAGAATTCTCCAATCAATTTGATGTATTATATAATAATATTACCAGCAATCAAGCCCCTGGTTTAAATGAGTATGAGAAGAGTGTCTTCCTCACTAAAGCTCAAGACGAAATAATTAAAAATTATTTCAACCCTAAGAGCAATAAAAAGCAAGAT